GGATTCAATGTCTCTAATGCTGACTGTAGCTCTAATATAGTTGCTGTTGTGTCTCCTGCATTTCTTTGAACTATATCTGTTAAAGATATTCCAAAACCCTCAAACATTCCTTTTGCTACTTTAGTTGGATTAATTAAAGAAGCTAAACCAGATTTTAATGCGTTTGCTCCTTCTGAAGCATTAATTCCGCCTTCTCTCATTGCAGTTAAATAAAGAGCAAGATCTTTTACGTCTCCACCAAGACCTTTAACAATTGGACCCGCTTTAGGAATTGCTTCTACTAAATCGTTTAGGGTAGTTGAAGTTTGGTTTTCTACTGCGTTAAGAAAGTTAATTGATTCAGACAACTCTTCTGTATTTTGTTTAAATGCTGTTTGAATTGCAAGTGTTGCTTTCATTGCATCTTGTCTATCTACTTCACCAAGAACTGCTAAGCGAGTAGTTTCTTTAATTGAACCAAGTAATTCGTTTCCTTGTTTTCCAGTAGCTGCAATGTCCGCAGCCAACGCAATTGTTTCTGTAAATGAGCTACCGTATGCTTTAGCTATTTCATTTGCGGTTTGAATTACGTCTTGCCTTACTTTGCCAAGTTCTTGTGATGAAACTGCTGCAATTCCGCCATAAACTTTTGTTAATCTTACAAGTTGTTGATCAGCGTTTTTAAATGCATCTGCAGAGGCTTTTCCAAATGCTAAAAGTGGTACTGTTAATCCTACTGTTAATTGACGTCCAGCCCACTGTGTATTTTTACCCCAGTTAATTAATTGCCCAGCACCTTCTTGAATAACTTTATTCATAATCATTAATTCTTGCTTGGCTATTGCTGTTTTGTTTTTAACTACATCTAAGCCTCTTGGTATATGAACATTGTATTGCATCATACCTTCGGCATTTCTGCCCAGTGGTTGAAGAACTGAATTTTGTAGTTGTACTTGCTGTTTTGCTAAATCTCTTATTAATCCACCGTTTGATTTTATGTGTTGTGAATAAGTTTGAAAAAACTTACCAAGCTTCATCTGGCCTTTATCTAATTGAGAGCCAAATTTTTCTACGTCTGAACTTAAGCTAACAAAGTGTGTTGAGAATTGACCTGTGCTTCGCATTGTTTCTGCAAAGGATCTATTCATTACAGCAACTTGCGCTGCTAATGTTTTATTGGTTGCTTGTAGTTTGTCTTGTAAACCTGTTAAGGCTGAAGATACCTTATTAAGATCTGTAATAAGATTTGAGAAATCAGATTTAGCAACTATATTCGTTACTATTTGTTCTTCAGCCATTAACTATATTCTACCCCTTAGAGTATCCTAACCCTGCCCCAATACCAAATCCTTGCTGTGCTGCAAGTGGGCCTTGTAAGGAAACTACATCATCTCCTGATGCATCTATTCCTAAAGCCTTTCTTTGTATATCTTCGAAGGTTGGACCTTCTGTTTTTTCTTCTTCGTTTAAGTTTACACCTTGTAAAGAAGCCAAGAATTTTCTTTTTTCTTCTTCAGTCTTTTGCATAGACTTAAATGTTTGTATTAACTCTGGCATTGAAAGACTTTCTTCCAGTTCTTCGTAATTTTTCCAATTACCTAAAAGAAAAACTTCTCCTAGCAAAGCGGCTAAATCTAGTTCTGACCAGCCAGAACCGCTGCCGCTAGAAGGTTTGGGTCGTCAAGCTTGATCCCTCCGCAAACGTCAAGAATGCGATTGATTGTTGGCATGTCCAAAGCTTCTTCTAGTAAATCTTTATTTGCTACCAAATCTGGTAACTGTGACTGTATCGCAATTCCACATGCGTTAATTAGAATTGTTAATGTTTCGTCTTCATTTTCTGCCGATTGTGTTTTTTGAATCTCTGCCATAAACAGGCGTAGGGCCTTAATGCTTAGTGGCTTTAATTTAATCTTCGAACCATTTTGCAGTTCAATTTCTTCTACATTGTATACGGTTGTAGCCAATTTATCCTCCTAGGATCGTCTAAATTATTATAACATATAGGTATTATCACTACAAATAGAAAGACCCCCAAATTAATGGGGGTCTCTATAATTTAATTAATTTAAATTAAACTGTTAATACACGGTCAATAATCTTGCCGTATTCTGCTCCTGCATATGCTGCATCTGGAAGAAGACGGAATGTTACTGGGAATGTGGTTGCCTGTGAACGAGCCAAAGAGAACTGTGACTGTTGTACTGACAAAACACGACGTGCATAATATACACGCTCTGTTGCCGTGGCAGCTGCTGTTGGTGCTGCACCGACTGCAATTAATTGACGCTCTGTTGCAGCTGCTCCAAGAGCACCTGCCTCAAGACCTAGAGTCTCTGTTGCTGTTAGTCCTGTACCTGTTTCTGTTAATGTAGCAGCTCGTTGTCCGAAAACTACTAGAACGTTTTCTAGTGTTCCTTCGGCCATTTCTGTTGCGATCATAACCTCCATCGCAGACTTGAACAGCTTAGCTGTATCAAGTAGCTGATCTACTGTTACTGAATCGTATGTTGGGTTGTAAGTGATTTGAAGACCGTTGTTGGTATAACCAACGTTACGATACTTTGAACCAGCTAAACCGTTTAGTGTATCTGTGTATGACTCTCCAGATACGTATGCAGCTGCTGCTGCTGAACCTGGCTCTTGTACTACATAACCTGACTGTGTTGAGTCTTTTTCAGAAATGAAAAGTGGTGATGCACCTACAAGAATATTCTTGGCATTGTTAAATGACATTTACTACCTCCTGTATTTCAATATATATATATTTAAATCCTAAAATCAAGCTGGCTAGGCTTCTTTCCTCTAGGTCAATTATACGGAACAAGTTGACTAAAAGCAACCTATAGGAATCTTCCTGCCTGGTCTGTTATTCTAGAGTATTTAACCTCTAATGTTATATCTGCTGAAAGGAACCCCTGTAGCTCTTGAGAAGGTGCCGTTGGGGATATATCTGCTATAAATATACTATGGAATTTAAATTTATCATTTATATCATCTGATTTATTTATGTCTCCAGCAGAGTCGTCCATACGTCTAAATAGGTCGGTTATTAGATTTCGAATTTCTGATATTTCAGAAACATCTGTGGAGTAGACAGTAAATAGTATTTGCTCACAGCATATTAGCCAATTTTCTTCATACGATAATCCAACCTTGTCATATACAATATGCTTTTTCCCGCTTAAAAATTGATTCATTTCTGGGGACTGTTGAACTGGAATAATAGGGATTATGACGTCTCCAAGAGAATCGCTATAATACTCTTCTGGATCAAAGACATTATACGAGCATAGGTTTTCCCATAAATACTTTCTAATTTCAAACATGGCGTCTAATTTATAATTGGCTGTCATATCATTGCACCCCCAAATGATTGTTCTACTGCTGAGTCCGCCATAGATCTAATTGAGTTTGGAGAGAATGAATATTGAACTCTTTTAATTGGAGCAGGTATTCTTAATGCCTTGGAAATTTCTGAATTAAATATCTGTTGAAATCCAGATTTTCTAATAGCGTTATTTACTAAATTACCACTAAAGAATCTTGAATAATATAATGTAAATTGATTTTTAACACTAGGTCCTCCTGGCCTTTTAACGGTCACTGAGGCCCCTATTGGCATAAAGACTGTTCTACCATTAGATTCAAATACTAGCCTCTCAGAATGGCGTGGAGCAATTATTAGGGGCATGCCTGCTTCCATCACGGACGCTTTATTAACAAAAACATGCTTTCTATTATTTTCTGGAGATGGGACAAATGATTTAGATGGCTGTAACTCATAATTTACCTTAAATGAAATACCATCGCCATCAATTGTTTTTAATTTAAACAATCTAGCGCTTTTATTTCCAGTCCTTTGCCACTCATAGACATGGTGTAATGATTTTGGCTTTGATCTAGCTTGAGCATCTATATGTTCTCCAAAATCTTTATTTATCTGAGTAAAGATTATTTTCTTAAATGCATTTTTAAATCTTTTGCTGTTACTAAATTTAGCTATAACATTAGCTTCATAATATAAAGCCGCTGATATTTGCGCTACATTACTGTCTCTGATTAAGGAGTCTTTAGGTTGACCGTGCATTAACCGCTCTAGTCCAGAAGCAGCCTGCAATAACATTACGTTAGATTCCAATTTGCTGGTTCTCCGATCTTTTTAGTACGGCACTCCAAGCAAGTACATCTCCAAATGGATCTGTCATTGGGGTTACTCCGACTACTTCAAATACGGTTGGGGTATCATTTGGATAATCTAATTCTGTCCAAATATTCTCGCCATTGCCTGTTCTAATATTTGTGATTTTTTCTCTAATGGATAGCTTTGAGTTTGTTCTAACTTCTATAACTTGAACGTTTTCGTATTTAGTTCCAAGAACTTGCCTGTCACCACTTCGTGCTGTGGCTGTGTTACTAATAACGCCTTTTGCATAACAAGAAACTGTTTTTATATAGCTCCACTCTTTTTTGATTGCCCCAGTAGATACGTCTTGAGAGTCCGATTGCTTGTAGACATCCATAAGCATAGAAAACGAAGCATCTACTACTCGAAACATCAGATTACCATTAATTGAGTTAATACATATGGAAGAAGTATTTGGTCTACGTATACATTTCCTGTTCCACGATATGCCTCTGCATTGTACTCAAACTTCCAATCAAATGACTGAACATTGTTTACGTATTTTGCTCTCCAAATAGAGTCTTTAGAAAAATAATCTTTTATTAATTCTATACATGCTATTTTAATATCATCTGGTACAGTGTCCCATCCATATCTTCCTTGCACACGATATCTGGAGTCTTTAATAAAGACTCCGTAACCATAATCGTTGATGGATGGAGGAACCATTCCGTTTGCTGTGTAGACTGTATTGTCCAGCATTTCTGCTCTGTTAATTCTTATTCCAAAACCAGATTCTGTTACTTGAGTTGAATAATTCCAATTATTTATTTCATTAATAGTATCTACTAGTAAGATATCATTTGAATATAGTTTATGTAATGTGTTTAATTTAAAAGGTAGTGGGAGGATGTCTGAGCCCGAACCATAGGCAATTTGAACATCATCGTATAGACAAAACTTTTGGCCCGTATAGTTTTCTATTACTTTTCGTGCAAACTTTTCTGCCATTACTAGTTCGTGATATGATTTATATCCTGGGTCAGATGAATCTGATGCAAATCCCATATCTTGAATATGGTTAAAATCAACGTAAGGAGTTACAACAAAAACGTCTTCAGTTTTAACAACAGATGTTCCGCTAACTGCATACTCCCACTTAAGTCTTAAAGTTCTGTTTCTGTCTGTATATGCATAAGGAACGTTAACTATATATGTTCCTGGATTGTTTTCATCGAGGGTTGATGTAATGGTTGTCAAAAGCGTGGTCGAAGCAATCGCAGGACTTACTGCTGGATCATTTGTTACGTCATAAATTTTGACAATTGGTGCAGAGGTTGCGTCTGAAACATCTCCGTTCCAGAACACTCTATGTGTTACTGGAGATTGTGAACCTACTAATACTTCTGCCATGTTAAAGGTTTAAATTAGTTGTAGAAGTCTTGTGCTTCCTTTGGTGTGGCTAATCTAAAACCTTCCTCCTTATCAAAAATTTCTTGAGCTGCCTCTTCTGACATTGCTGCAAAAGGATGATCTCTTGTAAACGTGTATCCCATTGTATCGTACCTATGGTTAGATCTATCCATTCTTACAAGAACTTCGTCTTTATTTTGTTTTTTCTTTACATCAAATCTTGGTAAAACTTCAATCTCTTCTTTTGCATCATCTACATCTTTAAGTGTTTTTGAGTATACCGCCCAAGTTACACCTTCTTCTGATAGTCCCGCAATTATGTCTGTTTTGCTTTTTAAGTTTTCTAAGTCTACTCCGAAGTCTTCGGCAACCTTTTTAAGTTCAGCTAATTTTAATGTCTCAAATGACATATATTCTCCTTAGTTTAGGTTATTTAATTATAGCATTACTAAATTAAAATGAGAAGCCCCCAAAATTAATTGGGGGCCTCTATTTGGATTAATTCCTAATTAGGAAGCAATCTTAACGTTCTTTACTACTACCCAAGCATCTGCTTGCTCAATTTGAACACCAACACGAGTATACATTGTGTACTCGATTGAGTCCTTCTTTGGCCAGAAGAATCGGTATACAGTTACATCACGCTTGATACCAATAACTACGTTATTTGGGAATGTCAAGTGGACGTCACCGTGTGATCCTGTTGCTCCTGAGTATGAGCCAGTTTGTGTCTCGCTTAATAGCGGAACTTCAACAATTGGAATACCAAATGCGAAAGGTGCTACGTATCCTGCTGGACCGCCTAGTGGCTGTACGCCTCCACGGATAACGCTTGAAGCGATATCTTGTGGGTTAGCTGATCCATCTGCACCAAGTAATGATGCTGAGTATAAGTAATCTTGAATCAAGTTTGAACCTGACAAGAAGCGAAGGTCTGTACGACGTTGCTTGTACTTACGTGGAAGTGCTTTTAATGCGCTATTAAATGTAGCACGACTAATTGCGGCTCCACCTGCATCTACTACGTGACCGTTTGCTTTTGCAAGCTTAACTGTTCCGTCAAATGCTTTGTAAAGTTGATCAGATGATAGAGCTGTGTTTCCGTTAAGAACCAAGTCTTCAATATCGTTACCAGCCTGTGTTGCCATCAGACGTGCAATATGATCTTCTAGATCTGCACCTTCAATGTTGTCTTCTAAAGACTCAGTTGAAAGTTCCCAATCTAGACGTAACTTCTTTGTTGTCAAAGAAATTTTTGAGAATGTCACAGCAGAGTTACCACTGTTTGCGTCATCTCCTTCAGTCGCAAGTTTCATAAGCTTTTCGCCTACTCCCATGCGATCAATTTCAGTTGTATCAGATTTCATTCTAACGGTACGTGCGACTTTACCAATTACGGTTGCATCGAACATGTAGTCTAGAAATCGAGCTGATTGTTCTGGATTAAGTAATCCACCATTGCCATTTTCTGACCCTGTGTGAATTCCATCTCCTCCAGTTGTTGAGGCGAATGTGCCTGTGGCTGTTGTGCCAGTTGCAATTGCCTTTTCTAATAATTCATTGCTCATATTTATTTCACCTACCCTTTATTTAAATAGTTCGTTTACGGAACCGAGGAAAGAACCGTTCCATTTTGATTTTTGTATTGCTACTTCCTGAGACCCGCCAAGGTCTGAGGACTTCTTAATTGCAGTCTCTGATTCTACTGCGTCGACACGCTTTTCTACATTATCAATCGTGCTCTTGATGTTCTCAACTGTTTTGCTGAGTTCTGTGTGTTTATCTGCCAACTCTGAGATTTGAGTCTCAACGCTCTTGCTGAAAGCTTCAACTGTTTCTTTAATAGTTGTTACCTGTGCAGCATTAGCTTCTGAAGCTTTGCTTAGAGTATCTGAGAAAAAGCCTTTTAAATCACCTAACATTTTTGCAAAATCAGGTTCATCAACAACGACCTCTGAGACGTCTGCTGCTTTTTCAACGGTTTCGGCAGAAGTATCTGCTACTACGTCTTCTGTAACAGCTTTTTCAACTACTGCATCTTGTGCAGGTGCTGAAACTTCTACTGGAGCAGTTTCTTCAACTGCTACTGTTTCTGTGTTTTCTGACACTTCATTACCTCCTTGTGCGTTTGCCTGTTTTGCTATTGTTTGTGTTTCAGGCAACGTTAATCTTGACTTCTTAAATGAAGCAAGAATCTTTTCTATTTCTTTAGCTTTGTTTACATCGTTACTTTCTACCCAGCCAATTAAACTTGCTGGCTTACCAGTTATTGGAGAATTAAATTCTTTTTCTTTTGACATAAAAACAGAATCGCTTTCTTCACAATAAAAAATATTTTCTGTTGAAACTTCTGTTGCAATTCCTTTAAAAATTAATTGACCATTCATTTTGGAAATTGAGATAATGTTACATAGTTCATTTGCTGGAGAATCTACGACTGATAGCTCTAGTAAAGAATAGTTTTTAATAAAACGAACTGATTGACCTGTAGATTTATTAACCTCGTTATCAGACTCAATAATTTTTCCACCAATTGAAAATCCTGAAAGAGTACCGTCTAAAACCTTTTCCCATGTATCTTGTGCACCTTTAGAAATGTATGCATCTACATAAACTCCGTTATAAAATTCTCCGCTTTTTGCATCAAAGTATGTTTCTGGCTTAAATGAAACCATTTTACCAACTGCGTTTGACCCGTGCATTTCTCTAATGTTTCCACGGAAACCTTCAAATGCTTTTAGACTTGCTTCTGCGGTTACAACGTCATTTGTTTGATCTAGGTTGTCTAGTGTGGCAAAACCAGATACAGTTCTCTTTTCACGGTTTACTTTTGTGAATGGAACTGATAGGCTGATATTATCGCCATTGCTGGACCAATAAGATTTTTCAATATTCATATGCTCAATTTTATCTTTGTATATTTAAAAAGGCAAATAATGGTTGCCTAATAATTAAGCTGTGACTCTACCCTCACCTTTTGGATTTCTGGCTTCCCCAGAACTATCTGGTGAATTGGCCGATCTTTCCTGAGTTCTATTTCTGGTATTTAATGCCTGAGCCTTGATTTCGGCTGCTTGTGCCTGCAAATCAACAACCTCATCTCCACCGTCCATAGGTATCATACCCTTTCTAATTCTAACTTCATTAGGGGTAATTACCTGCATTCTTAAATATCTTTCATCAATTTTAGACTGAGTGTCCTCGTCTGTCAGAGTTAATTCATTAAATTTAAGCATTAATGCATCTGTTTTTTCAGAAATAATTCTATTTATTTTCTTTTCTAAAATATCTTGAGCTGGTCTACATACTTGCTCTTTAAACATTTTATCTGCATCTCTTGCTGATGCCAGGCTAACTCCTTCTGGAACTCCAATTTTATTTACTGGAACTCTGTGTGCTAAAAGAATTTCATCTCTATTTGCTTTTCTATATATATTAAATGAGGACTCTTGTGGGTTTGCCTCAATAGGCTCCATTTTAAATTCAACTTTAGAATCAGATGTATCCGCTGGAAGGGGGACATAAAGTGATCTGTGATTCTTTCCTTTTAGCCCAACCTGGAAAAACTCTAATAGTTTACGTTCAGATTCTGGTGAAAGCTTGGCGCCTTTTACTGTGATAATATAACGTGGTACCGCCTTATTTTCAAAGTAATCTAAATTGTATTTTCCAGAAAATTCATTTCCAGCCATTGCAGTTTGTGCGGCAATAATATCTGGTATTCCATAATAGTTGTTCATCGGTGTATATTTCTTTAAATGAATAACTTCGTTTGGACGATCTTCTCCTCCAGAAATTGGATTAGGGGTTTCTTGATCTGCGAAGTTTCTAAAGTAAACTGCCTTGCCGTAAAGAAGTTGTATGAAACCATCACGAAGTCTGCGTACACGCATTGTTTTGGATGGGATATGTCCTACGTACCCAATGTTGCCAGATACAGTTCTTCCAATTTCAATATACCCATTACCAGTAGCCTCTAAATCTGTGTAAGCTTTTACCAATGTCTCTGTAAAGGTTTCTTCTTCGTTTGTTTCTTCTAGCCAAGAATCTAGGTCTTGACGAAGCTTATTCAATTTGCGACGAGCACGTTCTAATTGTTTTTTGTCAGTAATATTATCTAAAGCATCGTTAGCTTTTTTTGTTTCTACAAAAGAGTATCCAAGGCCAACAATGTTAGCAACCTTTGCATTAATTGCTGAGTAGTTGTATGGGGATATCTCATAAATTTTTGAAAGATATTCAAGATTATAGACTGGTTGGACAAGGTCAAACATTGCGTATCCAGTAACTGCTTGTTGTAGTAGATTCTGTTGTGTTCCAGTTCCTTCTTGTCCTGTAAAACGCTTTTGAAACTCTCTAGATATTTTCCTACGGAATGTTGGGCTTAGTCCATTAACTTTCTTTAACTCTTCGCCTTCAATGCTAAATGGATCATCACTTAATACAACTTCTTTATTGTTAAACTTTATCCAGTCTGCAGAGTTTGATATGTCAATAGTTTCTGAGACGCTAGGGTCTTCGTTTATGAACTCCATTTATTGTTTGCCTCCACTTTTTAATGAATCCTTGTAAACACCTATGTCAAGAGGATCTGGTGTTAGTCCCCATTCTAGTCTTTGTTTTTGATGCTGAAACTCTTCGTCGTCAACTTTACGTCTACCTGATAAAAATTTAGGCCGTCCTTCGTGTATTCCATATGATCTTACTTCTCTCGCCAACAAATCCATCTTTGATCGGTTACCTTTTTTAGCTGTTATTGATAAAAAGTTTCCATCGTCATCGCCAATCCATCTTCCGTCTGGCATTTCCCACACATAAATTCCTAGTGTAGTTTCCTCTACTACTTTTTGATTAATTCTTTTAATGTCCATTAGGTGTTAATTTTACCATTCTTTCTAATTAATGTCCACATTTTGTCGCCATGGTGGACAACTTTATGAATTTTGAATAACAATCCAGTCATTATTATATATTTCAGGAGGTCTTTCTGTCATTGACATGGCAGATGCGGTAGAGGTATATACCGATCTTCCAGTATATAAATTGTAATGAGTTATTGCCTTGTTTTGATCTACAGCATCCCTGTATAGGGTTATATGCTGATATGAGCTCTTTTTAGACCCAGTGCTCTTATAATTAAAGATCAGATCTCCAGAAATGGGTGATTGAAAAACAATTACAATATGATTTAAGTATCCTGAATTTAATACATTAGATATATTTGATTGTGTCGTTTTATCTTCACCATTTACGTATATTTTAGATATATTAGTTTTTGATATAGACCCGCTATCCGCCCAGCTAAATTCCGTACCAGTAGATGATATTAATAAACTTTTGAGTATGCTGCTTGGAGTATAGAAAAACTCAATGCTATTTGTATCATATGGAAGATCTACCTTAAACCCTGAATTATTTGGGACCAATACTCCATTTAATTTATTCATTGATAATATTGGATAGGCCTCTTTGCCAAGGCTATAATCTAGGTTATCTATTTTATAAACATAAGACGCTCCATTTTTAGAATAAGCTATTTGCTCAGAGTAAAAATTTACTGATAATGAATAAAGTTTTGGAATATATCTAGAGGAGTCTGTTGAAGAAACTACTATTTTTAAATGAAAAAATCTTTGTTGGTTAAAATCTGAATACTTGTACTGAGGTATTGAATATCCGTTTTCGCATTGTTCATAAGACACTCCGTCTAGACTTGTATAAACAGAAATTCCAGAGCTACCGTCCCATTGAATTTTTGAAGAATCCATTGATATACCAGAAGGCATAGATATAATATCTTTTAAAATAACTTCTTTTGTTTCTAATAAATCTGTCTTAGATAATTGAATATATTCTTCTGACCTACCTAGCGTAAGATCCTCTGTTAAAAAATATTGCCAAGATTTATCTTTTGGATAATTATAGGTAAATGATGTTCTCATTCCATTGTCATAAATATTAAAAATTTCTCCATTGTCTGGATACGCAATCTGTATTGGTAAAGTATTTTGATTACTTAGGTAATGATCTTTAATTTGTTTTTCTGATAAAGAGTATCTATACACTGCTGGATTATCTATTAAAAACTCGTCTGCGCTATTTTGTGTAGGCCCAGACTTTAGTAAGACCTGTGTATTTTCAAAGGGAACGCCAGTTATTGTTTTGCTAATAGCCAAGTTGCCGTCTAAATATATTGATGCTGAATTTACTGAATATTTGCATACAACATAAATAGACTTATTAGTTTCTGGAACTGTGTACTCTAAAGTTTCGGTGCCAATAACAAATATAATATTGTTGTTTTGCCAAGCAATTCCAAGATCATTAGACAAATCGATAAAAATTGGAGTAAGGTTTGTAGAAGATATTTTTGGTAAAATCCAACACTCTATAGTAAATTCGTTGTCCGCTGTGTCTAGCGTTCCAAATCCGCCTCCTGCTGCCTGTGCGTAATAATCATTAATGATTTCAAACTCTATATTTGATAAGGAGGTAATTTTTGCTGAGTACTGGCCTCCAGAAACCATTGGCATTATTTTAGTTTGGCTTGGAAGGCTTCCTGTATAAACTCCATTATTACCGCATCCAGAAATGTCTATTGCTGTGGTAGTGGAATCATCTAGCTCCCAGAATCCAATTGGATGGTCTTTTAGTATTTTATAAGAGTATGACATTTAAAAATTATACCATTGATGTGGTTTAGTATCCACCAATGTGGAATGCCTGTCCAGTTAAACTACTTGATCTTGGGTCAAGCAAAAGCTCTACAACATTACATATATCATCAGATGTAAAAACTGTGCGGTTAATAATTTGTGGGCCAGCAAATAGCTTAAAAGCCATGTCTGGTATGCCCTCTGTCATTGTTGATTTTATTGGGCCTGGTGATATACAATTTGGTCTAATAGATGTATTTTGTAATTTTTTTGCTAAAGATTTTGTAAATCCATATACTGCATGCTTACTTGCCCCATATATTGAAAAATCAGTTATTGCATGTGCTGATAGGCTTGCCATATTTATTATTGGAGTATGCTGTTTTTTGTCCATTAATGGCAAAAACGTTTGACAAGAATTCATTGTTCCTATTACGTTTGTAGAAAATATTGATTCCATTTCGCTCTGTTCTATTGTTAGCCAGTCTACAAATGGGGTTTCTAGTATTCCAGCACAATTTATTAAAGCTTGTACTGTAATATTTTTTTCTTTTAAATCTTCAAATATTGGAGTTAGGGTATTTTTTTGGCTTACGTCTGCTTGATAAGTTTTAAAGGATACATCGTTTTGAGGCATACCTCTTGATATGCCAATGACATCATATCCATTTTTAGAAAGCCTATTTGCTATTACATTCCCAATTCCCCTGCTTGATCCAGTTACTATAATCATTATTCTGTCCCGTCTGAGTAGTATGCGTTTTTTCTATTGTGATACCAGTTTGGCAAGGAATATCTTGTTCCACTTGTTACCGCATCAACTTCGTGAACATAAACAAAATTTGATGGGAAAAACAGTAGGCTTCCAGCTTCTGGCTTCATGTCTATTCCGCAATGCGGAAATCTTATGTTGCCACCTTCATAATCGTCATTTAAATAAAGAAGTGCCGATAAAACTCTGCTGCTTATTCCATGGTCTGAGTGTGCTGGCAGGAATCCGCTTTCTTTATATTTTAGTAGGTGCATTGTTTTTTCTCTAGATTTAATATTTTTTTCAGCGTATGGATATAATGAAAAATAATGTTTTAGCCCATATTCTAGCCCATTAAAAAGCTGTGAAGATATATCGTGCTGGTCTTTATAGAAATAATCATTAACATCTATATCTTCTGGCTTTGGTAAAAATTTTTGCCAACAGAATATTGTTTTTTCTTTATTGCCGTGATCATAATCCCATGCTTGCCAAGGCTTTATTGATTGTGACCTATAGTCTTTTTGTAAGCTTCTTTTTTCTTCTAAAGACTCTATTTTATTAATTAATTCATTAGGCTCTTTTATAATATTTTTATAATAAACAACCCCCAAAGCCAATTCTTCATATTGCATTATTAGCACTCCTTAAAATCTGGGTCTACGAACTCTTGCTTGGTTGATTGCATATAGAGGGCTGTATACCTACTACCAGAAGTAATTTCTTTAACCCCATGAATATATTGATAATCATTTCCTGGGAAAAATATAGCAGAATACTTTTTGGCCTTTAAAGAAAATGCTTGTTTAGGGAAATATATCTCTCCGCCCTCGTACTCGTCATTTAAATAAATTACGGTGCTATATTCTATGAATGGTTCTTTTTCAATTGCGTCTATGTGAGGACTTCCACTTTGTCCTGGCTGCCACCACGAGCCAAAAGCCTTAGTAACAATTACTTTGTCTTTTAAGTTAAAAAATTCTTTCTGAATGTGGTTTGCTCTTACTGAATATTTTTTAAGTATATCCATCACCCTATTGTTATATGGGAAAGCAGTTCCGCCGTTTCTATCTTTATAGTATTCTGGATATGGGTTTATTTTTGACGGCGATTGCATCTCTTCCATAAGAGAAAATGCATCTTGTTCTGATATAAAATCTTCTACTATTTTTATTAACATTACCTGATCTCCTTAATCCTATCAAGATATCTTAATCCGCCCATTCTATCTATTTGAGACTGGCCAGTGTCGTAAACAACATCGTTATCTTCAAACGGTAGCTGAATTAAATTTATATTAAAGTTTTTTTGAATTTCATTTGAATATTTTTCAATAAATTGATTATAGTTATGGGTTAAAGAAAATGGGGTATATTTATCCTCTACTGAATTTTTATTAATTGATATGTATTCGTCTGGGAAATTATAAATATCTACGCCACTATTAATTAAATCTATTGAAATACTTTCTTCTTCTCCGCAGTATTTTAAGTGAGTTGGTTGATTTATTATTGCAAAATCTTCAGACAATGCAAATATAAAATTTCTGTCTATATAATTTATTTTATTAAAATTTGCAGATGGTACTCTTTCTGGCTCTAGCATGAACCAATTTTTATTTTTTAAGGTAACTGTAGAATTTCCAGATAAAATTGAGTTTTTGTTATTCTTTAAAAATTCAACTGCATGGATGTCCCAATCTTTAGCTAATGAAACATCGTCTCCAATTTGCATATAATATTTTTTATTCAGTGACTTAAATGCATCCCGCTTATATTCAATTGGGCTTTTAATAGAGTCCCACGTAACATATTTATAAACAATTGATGCATAAAAATCTGGTTGGTCTAGGGATCTAGTTCTGTCTACACTATTTTGATCAATAATGTAAAAATATAACATATTTTTTTGACTAGATTTGTCTATAATTTCAGATACAGTTTTAAATAAATTTTTATTTTGATAGCTGTAAATGCATATACCAATATTTTCCATTATTTGAATGGTATCCATTTCATAGATTTACTATTTCTAATCTCTCTAAACGGAATAATATCGTATGCAATTGTTACTCTTGCTTGGTCTTGTTGCCAATCTCCTCTAGCATGGGGGTAGCCAGTTTCGGAAATAATTGCTCTATTATTTTTATTAACATTTTCAAATAAATCATTATTATTTTTATCTAGCTTATAGTATGTTATGGATGGCTCGGCATCTACACAATAGTACCCGTGAAAATGTGGTATGCCAGTTCCTCCAAAATGATCATGAAGTTGCTCTGGATTTTTTACTGGATCAACCTTATTCCCGATAGACTTATAGTCAAAATTAAACCAGCCATGTATTACATAGTTTTCAAAATTAAAATCTATTTCATAATATTCACATGCTTTTTTTGTAAGATTTTTTAATTCACAATATAGGTTATATATCTCATTGATTGGAAACATAAAAATATTATAATGATTTATTCCAATTTTTGTTGCTGCGCCTGGTAAATTTTTATATTTATCTAAAACCTCATTAGATAAATTTAAAGAATTTTCTTTAATAATTTCATCGTTTATTTTATATAAATATTTTGATAGTTCTTGCGTATCATTATTTAAATATGATTCAAAAAATTTTTGTGGTTTATTTAACATATTGGCATCCAATGTTGTGGATGTGCATTGTTTGCTATTAAACTTTTTAATGGAACTATATCGTATGCAATTGTTACTCTAGGGCCTTCCCAGTCCCAAGATCCCATTGCATGTGGATGTCCCATTTCTGATATGATAAGCCTGTTGTCTTTATTGTGGTTATCAACTTCTTTACCAAAAACTTTATAATACGTTGTAGATGGCTCTGCTTTTACGCAATAGTATCCGTGAAAATATGGAGCATACGGTCCACCGTGATCGTGCCAGTCCAGTTTTCCTTTGTCGTTATAATTAATATTAAACCAGCCTTGAATCATGTATTGTTGTTTTTCAAAATCAACTTCATAATACTCACAAGCTTCTTTAACCATTTCTACAAGGTTTTTATATAGCTTATGTATTGATGGATGATAAAATTGAAAAACATTATACTCTCTCCATTTTATAGTAGATACGCTATCTGATGACAGCCAATGATCTTTTTCTGTAACCTCTGTTATTCCAGACAACTTTAAGTTTTCCATATTAGAATATTGATTTTGTAAAAACTCTGCCAATTGACTAAGATCGTTATCTAAATATCTTTCAAAAAATTTATGCTCTTTGCCTGTTGGCTGGTTCATTTGCATATTATTAATCATTTATTTTCCCTTATACTGTTTACGTTGCCATACTATATTTTTATAATAGGCATAAATTGAAGACCTTCTTTTTTCATCTTTAATTTGATTCATTTCTTTCCCGTTAACCGAATAATCTATCTCCAAAGCCCAATCTTCTCTTTTAATTGGAATCATCTGAAATAGAGGTGTTCCTTTAGGTATTATACCAATAAAGTTCCTTTTTAGGAAGAAGGATGTAAATACTGGTGTGTGCCATAAATCGGAGTCTATTATTCCGCTAAGGGTGGTAAATGGCAAATCGTGTCTATTTAATGGGTGGGTTATTAATAAAGAATATCCTTTTGGTGTTTCCGAATACCAGTTTACTTTCCAACCAAAATGTAATGGGTGATGCTGTGTGGGGACTGGGACGTCTATCATTAATCTTTTGTCCACTATCATGTTGTGTCCTTCCCAGGAAAGTACTGGAAATCCGTTTTTATCTTGAGTTACATGTAAATCATATTCTAGGGTATACATGTAACCAGAAGTTAATGCGTCAAAAAATGGCATGCATAATTTTGTTGAAGCAGCGCTTCCATCGGTTCCTCTATCATTAACTGGGTGCAGCTTGCTAATGTGATTAGATTTATAAAATCTAGAAAGCTTTTTATACCAATCTGGAAGATGAATTTTAGATTCTTCTGGCTCGACAATTAGTCCGTTGTTTAAGTCATCGGGATTAATTGAAAATCCTGGTGTAAATTTAACTATTAATTCTTTTTTCATATTCCCTTATTATTTTTTTAATAGTTTTTTTATCTGCATATACTTCTATATCAAATAAATACGAACCTCTTTTTATTAACCCGCAAATATTGTCTTCCATATGATTTTTAGAGTTTGTAAAATAAAAATCAACAAAGTTTGCTTCTTTTATTATAACATTTTCATCTGTTTTTGTAAAAGAATCTTTTTTTTCAATTATTTTTAGTGAAGGATTTTCTATATTGCATTTAATTAAATACTGTATGTCCATGTCTAAAAACCAAGGAATATAAATTTTAAAAATTCTTTTAGAAATTGCATTTTCATCTACAATATTATATTGATTTTCTGATGGGTAAAATTGACGTAGCCAGCATTTATCGGTTGCATAAAAAAAACTATTAATTGGATTTGATTTGAATACCCCCCTATGCCCTAGCAACGGATCAGCTGTTTGAATTAATATATCCCCGTAGCTATAATATCTAATTGTTAAACTATTTTTAGAATTCTTTATTATCTCTGGCGGGTTAGAAAAATGATGGGCATACATGTTTACTGGTTTTAGAATTGATTGTTTATAGGCAGGATCAGATTTAACATATTCCCATTCTTTCCACTTTGGAAACAAATTAGAGGTATGACATATTTGTTCAAAAGTCATTGTTGACATTAGAGACCAAGATTCCGCTTCATAGGGCACTCTATTAACTGTCTTATTGGTCATTTATATGTTTTCTTTTTCCAAAATTTCAGTCTATATCCATTTTGAAATACTGATCTAACCTGTAAAGTTTTTTCTTTTATTTTAGTATCTGACTGCCTGTCATCGCTTATTGAGCTCTCCCAGTCTTCTCTTTTAAATGGTATTACTTGAATGATTGGAGTACCTTGTTTAATTATTCCCTTAAATCCTTTTTTAACAAAAAAAGATAGATATCCGTCTGACATATATGCGTCTGTGTCTATCACTCCAGGGATAGATCTAATGGGAGAGTCCTCTGCATGCATTGGAGAAGTAAATAAACAACTGTGCCCTTCCTCTGTTTTAACTAACCACATTGGGTGAATTCTAATAATTTCTTCGTGAAAATAATCTGGGATGGGATATTTAGCCATCTGCTCTTTTAAATGATGTGAAAGAATGTATTCTTTCCGCATTCCCATTATCTCAGATGTTACCTGTACTTTTATTTTATCTTCTGTTGCGTCTATAAATATATCCGTTGGGCATCTTAAATAGTATCCAAATGTCATTGAATCAAATATAGATTGACATTTTTTAATTGTTAGCATCATTGTTCCGTTATGAATATTTTGATCGTTATTTAAATAGCTTTCTTGATGCTTCCACCACTCTGGTATGCTGGACGCAACACTAACTGGCTCTGGGAATGCTTTTTTATATAACCTATACTTTGGAATAAATTCTATTTTAATCATGCTAGTGGTATCCATTTTTGATAGTACTGCCTGTATAGATATTCTAGAGGAGAGATATTAAATGATAGTATTGTTAAACCATTACTTATTTTTTTAAACAATATCTTTGATGATGAATCTAAAAATATTAATTGTCCAGGAATTAAATCAATTTTTTCATCATTTATAAAAATTTGATCTTTATTGCAATCTATAACATAAAATCCAACAAATGTAGTTTTATAATTAGGGGCAAAATTTAGATATGTGTCTAATGTAATAGTTTCTTTTTTAACTATATTGCCAAGTAAATAAAAATAATTTCTTTCAAAATTAACTCCATTTTTAATGCAATATTCTTTTGTTAAATCAGATATTTCTTTATATAGAATATGAATGTTTTTGTTATACATTGCAAAAAAGTTAAATGTTTTATAATCAATTAAAGAAACTTTTTTAGGTTTAAACCCTAGCTTAATTCCTGGATTAAATTTATAAACATATTCGTGCATCTGAGAGATCATTTTATTATACTCGGAAAGCATAGTTTTGTTATTAATTGAATTAATATTTTTTATCATTTGGCTCCCAAATGCTCATAGAGTGAAATAATGCTGGAAATATCGGATCTTTGTATATGACTAATTCTGCTGGCATATTTATTTCAGGAAGTTTCCCAGGTGTCATCCCAACCTTAACTATTTTTTCAATTTTATCTTTGTTTAAATTAAACCTTTTTTTAGTTGCTGATGCTATGAGGGAGGATCCGCTTAATGCTACGGCCTGTGTCCCTTGTGTATAGCCTGGGCCTAATCTTGGTAAAATGTTAAAAAATGTACACCATATTGGATATCCAATTAAAGCTAATGATTCTATGTACTTTTTCTTTCGATGTATTGGGCTAGTATAGAACCTATCTGTTATTGCAGTATAGTGATCTTTATCATATCCGTCTATAATTATTGTAGCCCAAGATGCTGGATAATCGTTGTTAATAAAATAAGACATAACAATTGTGCCAGACTCATTATCATCATTTTTATAAAGACATTCTATAGCTTGAGAATTCCATTTATCGGTAAGCACTGTATATTGTGCCCAAGTACCTTTTATGTATTGTGGATACCTTCTAAATTTAGGTACAGGTTTACCTTTAAAATACCTAACTCCAGAAATTCCCATTAAGCGTAATTTCTTTACTTTTTTAAACAAATTAATTCCTGACTACTAGGCTTGGTCTTGAGAATCTCTCCATTGTTGATACATTGCATCTAGCTTATCGCTAAATGTTTCATCGCTAGAAGTTAATGCGTTTGCATCACTTTTTGCTCTATATGAATCGTGTACTAGCGCATTGTCTGTAAAGAATAAGTCGTATGGCTCTACGTCAATTGATATTAGTAACTCTTTTTGTGTAGTTACTTTATAGTCTGTAATTTCTTTCCAGTCATTTTCGCTTGGTGAAAAAATTAAATCTGTTTCCAATACGCTTGATGATGGTTGGAATTGAATCTGTCCATCTCTTTTTATTAAAATAAAGTGTTGTAAAGAATATTTATTTCCATTAATAACAATAGCTCCTTCGTCAGAAATTCTTGCTGCCATTGCAACAATGGTAGTTTCGGCTGGGGATATGTTTGCGCTATTAACAGACCAATTTTGTAAATATTCTAATATTGCTGTATTTGAAACATCTATTCCCTCGATATTAGCAGAGTATAAAACGTCGCCAACGCTTAGGTTGTGTGCAAGGATTAATCCTTCTGGCACCTTTGATTTAATAACTGTTTCTGCTCCAACCGATTTTGGAGTAAAGCCAAATGGAGTAAATCCAAACGGAGTAAATCCAAACGGAGTAAATCCAAACGGTGTAAATCCAAATGGGGTAAATCCAAATGGGCTAAAACTAAATGGTGTTGTAGTAACTGAGTTTGAATTTCCGCTGTATGATGAAAAACCATTAGCGTTTTGAGCTCTTACCCTAACGGTTTGAGCTTCATTTCCGTTTTCTGATAGGTTAGCGCTAAATGTACTAGAGTTATATGACGTAACATCATTTTCATGATCAATTAATCCATATCCAGTAATGTCTTTTCCACCATTATTTCCTGGGGCTGACCAAGAAACAGAGTTCGTTTCTGCTCCATTATTTGAAAGACTTGGAGCGCTTGGTGTTTGTGGAACTGTTGTTGCTGTTATTGAATTACTTGCGTCTGACGGCACAGAATTACCAACTGCGTTTGTAGCTATAACTGTAAATGTATAACTAGTTCCAGATTGTAAACCTTCTACCGTAATAGGAGAAGAAGATCCAGAAGCAGTATAACTTCCTGGACTTGAGGTAACTGTATATGAAGTAGCTGGTGGGGAATCTACGCTCATTGTAAATGGTACAGATGAGGCTCCATTATTAAATGCTCTATCTGTTCCTATATCTGTTGCTGTTCCGATAATTGGCTTAAATGGCTCTAAAAAGTCATTGGCCGATTGGCTCATTCTACCTGCTTGTTTTGACATATATAATCTCCTCTATTATTTTCTTTAAGCTAAAAGATCTCCGAAAACTAACCAACCGCTTGGAGTTTTCATTGCTGTTACAACCGAATTTGTAGTTCTAAACTTTAATCCTGGTGTACCAACAACACTGTTTGTTGAAGCAAATGATGCTCCAGTTCCTGATGCTTGGTAGAAATCAATTGATTGACCAGTTGAGTATCCAGATGAAGGAAGAGTAATTTGTACTGCTCCATTTATTGGGATAAACTTGTCTTGCTCACCAGATGCGAGTGTTTCTGATGATGTTCTCTCTGTTCCAAATGTTGTGATAGATGGAACGCCAACTTTTGTCTGTGTTCCGTCTGAGAATGCAATTCCAGATGCTGAAACAGTTACTGTGCCAGTAAATGTTGGAGCATCAATTGGTGACTTGGTGTCTATTTGAGTCTGAATTGCTGATGTGACTCCATTTAGATATTGAAGTTCTGTATTTGATACATCTCCAATAGTTGCTGACGCTGCTTCAAATCCAGCAACCTGTAGGTTATCAAGTGATCCTTGAGTAAAGTTGACTGTGGTAGCTGGTTCGTCTGTTACGTCCTTGAACAACTTCCACTTAGCGTCTGATACGTCTCTTACTATACCAGCATGCTTTCCTGAACCATCGTTATAAGCAACTACAAGACCAAGGTCTACTGTGTTACTTGCATTTTGGTGGGCAAGCTGAAGCATGTTATCTTCAATTGTAATAGATGTTGCTGATGCGTTAAATGTTGTACCGTTAATTGTTAGGTCTCCATCAACTACAAGGTTCTGATCAATTTCAACTGAGCCTGTAAATACTGCTCCAGACAATGAAGCCTTTCCATCAATTTGTCCTTGAATTCCTGAAGTTACTCCGTTAACATATCCAATCTCAGTTGATGAAACATCTCCGATTGATGTTGTTGAAGGAAGGACTACTGTTCCAGTAAATGTTGGGCCTTCTAAGTTAGCCTTTAGGTCAAGTGCTGCTTGTGTAGCAGTTGAAACTGGCTTATTAGCATCTGTCGTGTTATCAACATTTCCAAGGCCTACTGAAGACTTTGTAAGCGCTGCTACTGCAGTTGAGATCTTTGTATCTGCTGCTGTTCCTGCTGCTGTAATTGCATCTGATTCTGCTGTGTCTGCGTACTCTTTTGTTGCTAGAAGTGAAGTATCTGCAATTCCGTGTACGTTGGTTGTGTCTGCTGTGAGAGTACTGATAGCATCATCTACATATTTTTTAGTAGATGCTTGTAAATCAAATGTAGGAGCACCGTTTAAAGTTAAAGCTCCAGTCATAGATGAACCAGATTTTAACATTAAATCTGCTGTGTTAACAATGCCATGAACATCTGTTGAGTCAGTACTATGATTAGTCATTGCGGTTCCTATTGCTGAATCTGCATAAGTATTTGCGTCTGCCTCTGCTTGATCTACATAAGATTCAGTAGCAAGTTCTGCTGTATCTGCAATTCCGTGTACGTTTGTTGTAGATGATCCGTGTGCTATTCCTGCTGCAGACAAATTTCCAAGTGATGTTGTGACTCCTGCAGCATAGTTTGCGTCATCTCCAATTGCTGCAGCAAGCTCGTTAAGTGTATCTAGTGCTCCTGGTGCCGCATCTACTAAATTGTTAACTGCTGATGTAATATCAGATGTCAACGCTACAGTTCCTGAAGAATTTGGGAAAGTAATTGTTCTGTTTGCTGTAGGGTCTACTACTGTAAGAATAGTTTCATAAGCATTTGCAGTTGCGCCTTCTAAAACAATACTTGACTTAGGAACTAACAGGTTACCGTCAACATCTAGCTTTGCTGGTCCGCCTGCATTTCCGACGTCTGCTAGTAATACATAATCTGCGGCTGTTGAGTTTTCTAATCCAGTTACTTGACTGTCAACATAAGATTTAAGTGCTACAACTGATGAGTCAATATTAAGAGAAATTGTATTTGTGGCATCGTTGTAAGATTTTGTAAGACCTGATCCCATTGAAAGGGCTGTGTCAATTGCATCTTGTGCAATTTCTGTAATTCCTGGTGCATCTGATGCGATGTATGAAAGGCTAGTCCATGCTGTGCTTCCAGTTCCAACTTTAATTTTTCTGGTGTCTGTTTCAACACCCATTTCACCTGCAGCTAGTGTAGGATTTGCTGAGGTCCATTCTGATGCTGTTCCTCGTCTTACTTGAATTCTTACTGTTGACATATTTATTACCCCTTATTTGCTAATTATAGCATTTATTTTTGTTAAACTATAACTCCAGAATCAAATGTTATCCCATATAATGAAGTATCTGGGCCACCACCGTCTGCGAATTTAGTTGCTGTTGTACTTACTCCGTTTGCTTGAACTGTATAGACTGGAAGACCATTATAATCTATAGCTAGTCCAATGTCCATAAAGCCTATTTCTGTTTGACTATCTGGAATGTCCGACACAAATGCAATTGGGCTCCAGGTTCCATTTAACTGGATCTGTAGCTTATTTGTTGTTGTGTCAAATCTAAGGGGTGTATTGCCTAATACAACGTTAGAGTCAAAGGTAGCGTTTCCTGCTACGTTTAACCCGTTTTTTACTCTAAAGTTTTTATCTGTTGTTGCCATTTAAGTTCACATATCCCCTAATTGTTTTTTGTGGGGAGATTCAGGCTCTCCCCTAGCCTTTTATTTAATTATTTAATTAATGTTCCAACTACAACAACTTCAGTGTTATTGTTTGCTGGTGTTACTCGAATTCTTACATCTGAGCCAGAATAATCTGCAGTTATTGCAGCTAACTCTGTTCCGTTTGAATATGTAATTCCATATTCAGAAACTGCTACGTTGTTAGAAGTATCAAGTGTAACTACTAAGTCTGATACCTGGGTGTGGCTACCATTTTTTGCTTTAATTACAAGCTTAGCGCTTCGGTAATCTTCTGCTGCCCATGAGATAGCAGTTGTTGCTGCAGCGGTTACAATATTTCCAGTTGTTGCTGCAACTTGCTTGGCAACAGAGTTGTAATTAATTGCTGTAAATGATGTAGTTCCGTTTTGCTGTGCTGTATTAGCTGCTGCTGCTGTGGCTTCTGCTGCTGCTTGAGCTGCGTTAGCCTTTGATGTTGCATCTGCTGATGCTGTTGAGATAGCGGCTGCTTGGGCTGCGTTGGCCTTTGATGTTGCATCTGCTGCTGCTGTTGCTTCTGCTGCAGATTGGGCTGCGTTGGCCTTTGATGTTGCGTCTGATGCTGCTGCTGATTGGGCTGCGTTGGCCTTTGATGTTGCATCTGCTGCTGCTGTGGCTTCTGCTGCTGCTTGAGCTGCGTTGGCCTTTGATGTTGCATCTGATGCTGCTGCAGATTGGGCTGCGTCTGCTTCGCCCTTAGCAAATGCTGTGGTTGCAATCTGAGTTGTGTTAGTATCTGCTGCTGCTGTAGGAGCTGTTGGAACTCCAGTAAGATCTGGAGAAGCAAGCGGTGCCTTTGTTCCCAAAGCTGTTGTAATAGTTGTTGTGTAATTAGCGTCATCATTAATTGCTGCTGCTAATTCATTTAATGTATTAAGAAGTGCTGGTGCACCATCTACTAATGAATCTACTGCAGTTGAAATTGCTGTATTACGGTTTGAAACCTCTGTTGAGATTGCAGTTGAAAGTGCTGATGCTGCAGTGGCTTCTGCTGCTGCTTGAGCTGCGTTGGCTTTAGTTGTAGCATCTGTTGCTGCTGCTGTAGTTGCTGCAGACTGTGCTGCGTTAGCCTTTGATGTTGCATCTGCTGATGCTGTTGCTTCTGCTGCTGCTTGAGCTGCGTTAGCCTTTGATGTTGCATCTGCTGATGCTGTTGAGATAGCGGCTGCTTGGGCGGCATCTGCCTTAGTGGTTGCATCTGCTGATGCGGTTGCTACTGAGGCTGCGTCGCCTGATACTCTAAGTGCTGCTTCTGCTGCTACTTTTGTTGTAGCGTCTGTTCCTGCTGCTGTAATTGCTGCTGACTGTGCTGCGTTAGCCTTTGATGTTGCATCTGCTGATGCTGTTGCTTCTGCTGCTGACTGTGCTGCGGCTGCTGCGCCTGATGTATCAAATACGCCAGATTTAATATTAAGCTCTCCAGCAATAACTTCCATCTGTGTTGATTCAACAGAGTTTATAAGATTGGTTCCACCAACAAGATTGAGAATGTAAGCATCTCCGCCTGTTTCTGTAAGTATGTTTTGGCCATTGATTGTTCCTGTTGATCCTTCAACTACAAGGCCTTGTTTGATTCTAAAGTTTTTTACTACCGTTGCCATTTTATCTCCTGCCGTCTTAAGACTTTAAAGACGTTCTGTAATATCTAGCGGTTACAGATCCACTTATTGGTGCTACGTTTAAACTTATTATACCTGAATTTTCTTCAAAAGTAACATTAGCAAGAGTACTGCTTGTGTTAGATATAATATTTGATTCTACTACATTTAAATTTGTTCCATCGTTTAATAATAAAATATCTGATGTTGCGTATTCGCTTCCTTTTGAAATCTGAAGCTTGTATGAAACTGTCCTGTATGCTGTTTTTGAAAACTCATCTACTTTTGTTTTGTTTTCAATTCCCGCAATTGTAAGGTCATTGTTTCCTTCTAGGCCTAAAAGAACTTCTGCCACTGAGGTTGAGTTTTCAATGTCTTGCAATTGAGCAATTACATCTGCTACCTTATAGTCTAAAGAGTTTACATCTTGAGAGCCATTGACTCCAACTTTTGCTTGTAATGCCTCTATCGCATCATTAGCGTTAGTATGTTGTTGCGAGTGAGATGGACTAGATAACGCATCCGTTGAGTTTGGATTTGTTAATGAGTCTATCGAACTTGGAAAATTTGTTGCCATTGTTTTATTGCTCCAAAATTATGACTTGTAGGTATATTATATCCTATTTATTGTTATAGGACACACCTATTTTTTTATTAAATTTTGCCATTCTGTATACATTACTATAAGCTTTTCTGAAAAATCCTCTTCTGATGAATTGATTGCATTTGGGTCTAGTGCTGCGTTGTAGGAATCATGGACTAAGGCGTTATCTGTAAAAAATACATCATATGGCTCTACGTTTATAGAAACTACTAGCTCTGTAGAGTTTATTGGCATCCACTGAGTGACTGGGTTCCAGTCTTGTGTCATTGGAGAAAATATGAAATCTGCTAATGTAACATCAGTAACATTTTTAAATTTTATTCCTTCATTATTTTTAATCAGAACCCAGTGCGCTTTAGAATATTTGTTTTCATTGATAACAATAGCCCCATCTGTAATTCTTGCAGCCATTGCAACTACGGTAGTTTCTATGTCTGTATCTATTAATGTGTCTTGTGTTGACCAATTTTGTATGTAATTTGCAATTTGATCATTAGATGTATCAATTCCTTCAATTGCAGCAGAATAAAGTACGTCTCCAACTTTTAAGTTATATGCCAATATTAATCCTTGTGGATTTTTACTTTTAACTAAAGTAGCTGCTCCTAAAGATTTACCTCCCTCGCCTGGGGTGGGTGCAAATGAAAAACCTGTAAAATTATATGTTGTAAAATCATATGGAGGCACTACAACTGGTGTAAATGAAAATGGATTCAATTCTTCCCAGGTAAAGCCATATGGCGGGGGATCAACTGGAGGATCTGGTGGTGCGGTAAATGAAAATGGTGTAAAGCCAAATGGAGTAAAGCTAAAAGATCCATATGTGTATTCTATTTGAGTTCCTACGGGAACAACTGAATTTTCTGCAATAGACTGATCAATTATTTTTCCACCCAAAGATTCATTTGAAGTTCCTGTGTTATTTTCTATAACAGATAATCCTAAACTATTTAATAATGATAAGGCTTCTGACCTAACCATTCCAACAGTATTTGGAATAGATACCCTTTTTTTAATTTTTGAAGATCTAAAGCGTCTCACGCCTTTAGGTCTCCTAAAACTACCCAAGAATTTGCTGATCTTTTAATTAAACTTGCGCTTGACCATTGAGATCTTAATTTTAAACCTGGTGTTGCATTTGGGGTAAATCCGTCTCCAGCAATAGTAACTTGATTTGATGTAGTTTGTAATACTTCAATATATGTTCCAATAGGGAAATTATAGGTAGAGTCGTTTGGTATTGTCAAAGTGCTAACTTCTGTCATCTCTATCATTTTGTTTGCATCTGAACCTTGTAGTGTGTATGAAGAAGATTGAGAATTTGTTACAATTAAAAACTTTTCTATATCTGAGGTGTTATCCACGTTTCCAAGCCCAACCATTGTTTTTGTAATGCCTGATACGGTGCCTGTAAATGTTGGTGAGGCTAATGGAGCTTTAAGATTAAGAGCGTTTAATGTGTCTGTTGATATTGGTTTAAGAGCGTCTGTTGTATTATCAGCATTTCCTAAGCCTACCATATCTTTAGTAATACCCGAAACCGTTCCAGTAAATGTTGGTGAGGCTAATGGAGCTTTTGCTGTTAATTCTGTGGTTATTGTTGCTGCGTACGATGCGTCGTCATTAATTGCTGCGGCTATTTCATTTAAAGTATTTAAAGCACCTGGTGCTGCATCTATTAAGTTTGAAATTGCAGTTCCAACGTATGTTTCAGTTGCATATCCAGTTAAATTTGGAATGGTTGGTTTGCCAGAAAGATCATCATATGCTCCGCTAAACAAAGAAGGCTTACCAGTTAAATCTACATAAGAGCCGCTAAACAAAGAGGGCTTGTTAGTTAAATCGTTATAAGATCCACCAAATAGTGTTGGCTTATCAGTTAGGTCAATATAAGATCCGCTAAACAGTGTTGGTTTATCGGTTAAATTATTATAAGACCCAGGAAATAAAACAGGCTTGTTGCTTAAATCATTATAGCTAGTAGGAACTTGTGATAGCAACGCTATTGTTCCTGATGCGCTGGGAAGATTTACTGTTATGTCTGAGGCTACGTCTGGGGATTGTAGTGTTAATTCATAATCGTTTGCAGTAGAGCCTTCTATAATAATTTTGTCTTTTGGAATTAGTAGGTTTCCGTCAATATCTAATTTTGCTGGGCCTCCTGCATTTCCAACATCTCCAACTTCCACATATGAAGACAAGGTGTTTTCTAAATCTTGAGTGGTAAGAGAGCTGTAGTATGAAGTGCTACTCCAACTAGATCCGTTTCCAATTTTAAATTTATTTAAATCTGAGGATATAGCAATTTCTCCAGCAAGCAATATTGGATTATCTCTAACCCAGTCAGACTCTATGTCTCTTCTTAATTGAATTCTAACTACCACTTGAGCTTCCTCCATTTATTATTAATGTATACTCATTAATAGAATCTCCACCGTTAAGAATTACACTATCTGATTCAGGGGAATACAGAGAATCTGAAAACCCTCCAGGAAGCAAAGACAGTCTTTCAAAACTAGGTGCGTCTACTATATCACTTGGGCCGCCACCATCAATACCTACAACAACTGGAATACTTTCTGAAACACTTTGTGTAGTATTAACATCTTTAAATGTAATTGGATTTTCTACATCTATTGTGTGTACTGCTCCATCGTATGCGTGTGTATGCATATAAAATGGGGTTGGATCATCGCTTTGTGGGGTAATGTCTACCCAAAAATCTCCATTATATATTCTAATATTTTTTGTTAAAATATTAAAGTATACGTCACCCTCTAAAGCTGTAGATGGATTTTCTGCCAGCGTTAGAAGGTTTAATAAAGACTTAAGTTTCATTTTTTATTTAGCCTATTACTACTACTTTGTATTCTCCTGATGCAGGTGCTACTGCAAATTTAATAGTTACGGCAGATGCAGATGTTAATTCTACGTCTGTCTCAACTTTAGCATATGGAGAAGCTGCTTGCGAAACCTGTACTAAAACATCAGTTGAACCCAAGTTATGAGTAACTGTGTATGATGTTGCTACTGAGTTTAATGTCTCGACATACTTTCTAGTTATTGCATGATAGTTAGTTCCATCATTTGTAACTGTCCATTTATCTGAGGACTCGTTCCATAGAATTTCAACATCTGTTTCGCTGCCTCGCTCTACACGAATTCCAGCGTCTGCTACTGGTGCTCCAGTAAAGTCAGTATTAAGATTAATCTTATTATCAACAATGTTTACCTGGGTCGTATTTACAGAGTTAACTGTTCCTGTAACATTTAAGTTGCCACCCACAAGAAGATTGCCAGTAATTGTTACGTCATCTGGAAGCCCAATTGTTACTGCTGAATTTTCTGATCCTGAACCAGAAACTGTAATTTCATTTGCTGTTCCAGCAATTGTTGCAATATAGTTACCAGTTGTTTGTGTTGCAAGATTAACATTTTTAATACTTACTGCGCCATCTGTGACGGTAAAGTCTGCGTCTGCAAATGAAGCAACACCACGATTTGTAGTTGTTGCAATTTCTGCATCTACTGTTAGGGTTCCTGCTGTATCATCGTATGATACATCAATGCCTTCTCCAGCAACAATTTGTGAAGAAACAATATCTTGTACACGCTCAGCATTTAATGTTACTGCGCCTGCTGCTACGGTAAAGTCTATGGCATCAAAACTTGCAACACCTTTATTAGATGAAGTTGCGTCTTCTGCTGATACTGTAATTGTGTTGTTTGTTACGGCAACGTCAATTCCTTCTCCACCTGCAACGGTTAATGTATCGGTTAATAAATCAACTGTGTCTGTTCCAGTGTCTCCAGCAATTGAAAGATTAGTTGCTACGTTTACTGTTCCTGCTGCAGTCAAACGACCTTGTGCGTCTACTGTAAATGTAGGAATTGCTGTTGTAGATCCGTATGATCCAGCTGTTACTGATGTGTCATCTAAATCAATTACTGTTGTTCCTGTTGAGTCTGTATACGTTGCGGTTAAGCCAGTGCCACCAGAAACGTATGCACCAATAGCATCTTGAATTACTTCTAGGGAGCCAGATGTTGGGATCCAGGTTGTTCCGTCATAAAAGTATACAATTTTATCTACTGTGTTAAAATATATTTGACCTTCTACTGGGCTTGAAGGCGCAGTACTAAGGTTTTGAATTCGAGCATTTTGTAATTCATTTTTGTTAAGGTCTAAGCTAACTAAAAATTTTCTTGCCATTTTGTTTCTCCTTTATGACAGGTATGCTGTCCCTGAAAATGGTTGAGCCATTGTCAGCCTTATTCTATCTATATCTAAATAGTCCAGTCCAGTTTCAACTGTTTCTCCAGAGCTATCTTTTGTTGTTACATTTGGGAAAAATCCAAGATTATGTGTTAGGGTTACTGAATATACACCATCGGTTGGTCCAACAACTTGAGCAATTTCCCATGAAGATGAGTATGAATACTCTGAGCCTTCTTGAATAAATTTAATAACAGTTGCTCCAGACCAACTTAAATCTGTAATCTTTGGTCCGTAGAAATCTGTTGTAACTGTGTTGTAATAAAAATCTCCAGTAACCCCTAGGTTATTTGATGGTGCAGAGACTCCATTTAATATAGTTCTTCCAGCAGGGCCTTGTGGTCCTGGTGATTTTATAATTACTTTATTTTTTACTTCTTTTACTATTACTTTTTCTGCTGACATTATATAGTTACCGATCTGCTGAGAGTTAAAAACCCTTCGAGGAGTTTTATTTTATTCCCGTTAGAATCGACAACCATAACGTCATAAGAAGATTTTGGATAAAAGAGTTTATTTGTCTGGGTAGGTGTCATTTTAATGGTTAGTGTTCCAGTTGCACCATTAATTGTTATACCACCAGAGGGTGATGTTAGTGTAAATGCTAGTTTGGATCCACCTTTAGTATCACGTACTTGCATCTTTGCAGTTGCATTTACTAAACTTATTGGTGTGACTTCGTCCTCTAAGGTGTATTGAACCTCAAAGGTAAAAGTAGCATTTTGATCTACTTCAAAATTCTTTTGTACTGCCATTTTCAAAATCTCCTAAAATAGGAAAACTCCTATGCTTATTTTAGCACAGGAGCTATCCTAATCGACTACTATTTTATTTTACTTTTTAAAGCCAAACTCTGTATTGCTTGGGCTTAGCGCCTTGAGAATAACTGGGGCAACTGCTGCAACTCCTGCTGCAATTAAATCCTTTGGATTTGTATTTCCAGTCATGTATAAAGCTGTAGCTGCTGCTAGGAATGCTCTTCCGTAAGTTCCTAGGGCTGCTAGTATTTGTTCTGTATAGCTATTCATATTATCTCCTTTTGGCTTTCGCCACTATATATTCTACCACTATGCGGTTATATCTACAATCTCACAGTTTCCGTCAGATGTGCATGCAAGGGTTTGATTTCCAGATGTTCCATCTTCCGTCTCGTAAAAAGAAAGATCAGCCCATCTAATTTCTTTAGGCATTTTGCCCAAAAGATCTAAATATTCTTCTTTAGATATCTCTTGATATGGAGCCTGCTTGTATGTATGCTCTGACATCGGTAAAAATGAGATTCCAGAAACATCGTCAAAATTCTTGTATACCCAAGCTCCTACTTCCATCCATTCGTCTTCTTTAACTGAAACGGTAATTGATGGCTTGTGCTCACACCAGGCACGTTGGTAAACTAACCAAATGTTTAAATGTTCAATAGCGGTTAGGTCATTTCTAACAATTGCACCTTCTGGTGCTTTTACTGGAAATGAAAATACGTAAGTTTCATTTGGCTTCATTACGTCATCCTCTACTGGAATACCTACTTCTTTTAAGAAAGTAGAAATTGGATCTCCCTTGGAGCCACGAACTGTTCGAATATAGTATGGAGAATGCCATGCATGCATTCCTGAAGACACCCCGACCAATTGAGATACTGTTCCTGATGGTTTTACGCATGTAATAGCGGCAGACTCTGGAATCCCAATTTTCCCAGCCTCATCTTTATTTTTTGCTCTTGCTGATTCTCTAAGTAAATTTAAAAATTCTTCCAAAGATTCCAAATTTTCTTTTCCAGACATAAACTTATGCCCAAATTGTCCAGTAAGAGATACTCCTAATAGTCGCTCTTCTTCTGTGTTGTCCTTCCAAATTTTACGAAGGTATTTAAAGTCTGTAAGAGTTGACTGCCATGTTCCAAGAATGGTTGCCAACTCAACTTTGCGTTCAATATCTTTCTTTGTATCATTTTCACGTAATACGACTTCTGAAAGATTACAAAACTGATAAGGACGTAAAATAATCTCTGAGCAAGGGTTAGTTCCATAGTGTATATCTGGATCTCTTCTTCCATATTTGGCTGCTTGGGCTTGAGCTGCGGCCACATTGTATATACCTCGTTCTCCAGACTTTGAATCATATAAAGATTTCCATTCTGCTATAAATTGTTCCATTTGTGGTTTTCTAGAATACGCCACTGAGTTGTTAGAGAGTGCACGTTGTGAATTGTGCTCCCACCAATTTCCAGTTTTTGCTTGTGCCATTTCAATATCATTAATATTAGAAAGAGAAATCAATGCAGATCTGCGTACTCCGCCAACCACTACAATTTCACCTATTTTACACATAATGTCGTGTGCTTCAATTGGCTTGAATTGTCTACCTGCTGCATTTTTAAATTTAGCAATTGTAAAATCAAAAAGATTAACTAAAGGCTGTGGGCCAGAAGATCTTCCACCCATAGTTTTAAGCCTTGCGCCTGCGGGACGAAGTTTGCTTACATCAATTGATGGAATCTGTCCAGTCCAAAGAAGTGCAAGTAATTCACGAAATGCTTTCGCCCAACCAGACTTAGAATCTTCAACAACAATTACCGTTGTAGATTTTTCAAAAGATTCTGGAATTATTGGAAGTTTATTTACGTATTTATATTCGACAGAAAACCCAACTCCAGTTCCACACATTAAAATGTACATTGTTTCGTCAAATGAACGGGGATTATCTACTGGTACAAATGAACAATTGTATCCCGCAACATGATCTCTCTCTAGCGCTGGGCCAGCGGTCATTACGGATCTCATTGATGGCATAACGTTTCTATCTAGCACCGCTTGTTTTAATTCTGTTATTAGTTTTGATGAAGGCTCATATGAATGCTCTTTAAATAAATGATCTAGCATAAAAGAAAAATAACGATCTACTGTTTCGCTCCAAGTTTCTCTACGATTTTCTTCTGGCATCCAACGTGCATATCGAGACAATGCAATAAAGTTTTCGTACGGGTTTTCAATAGATGTTGACATATAGACCTTTTCTTCCGCCTGCGGATTAATTAAATTTTTTGATGAAGTCTAAGTGTATCAAACTTTTATTAAGGGGTCTAGCCCTAGGAAAATTTTTTAAAAATATCTTTAAAAGCGTTTTCAGTCAACTGATCCCAATTGTAATCTTTATGTATTTTAGTTGACTGGGCAAAATAATAATTTGAATATGCTTTAAAATTAATAGACACGTCTCTCATAAGTTCAAGTAGATGTTGACGGTTTGGCTCAAAAACTTTTCCTTTGTGTGGAAATGGCCATGGTGAATCTATAATTTTTGATTTTAATTTTAGTGGACCAAGATATTTTTCGTAATGAGCCCATCCGCTAGTACAAATAGTTGGCATGCCAGTTGCTAAAGCTTGAAATGGAATAAAACCAAACCCTTCTCCATAGCTTGGGTAAATTAAAACATCATGTGAGTTGTATAGTTCGACTAATTTCTCGTTTGTTAGAACGCTTGTTATTAAATTAATATTTGAGTAAAGTTTTTCTGGTGTGCCGATTATGTTTTTGTCTATAAAATTATTGTAAACTCTTGTAGTGTTAATCTGGTCTGCTTTAATTGTTAAAGAGTATTGTGGATTATTACCAAATAAACTTATAAATGAATCTACAACCATTTGACCAGCTTTTCTTGGTGCTGGCTCGCCTACGTGTAAAAATTTTATTATTCCGTCATCTGGCCTTTTATAAGGTTTCCATATTGGGTCAATCCCATGTGGATAAACTTTGTCTACCTTGTATCCGTTATCTTCAAAAACATTTGCACACCAATCTGAAGTGGTCCAAATTTCATCGCAGGCATCCATGTATTCTTTCCAGTCTTCTGGTATTACTGTAGACTCCCACGGAGTATAACTAATTTGATATTGATTTTTATGTAATTTAAAATGCGATGGTTGTGAAAAATTAAACTGTACCTTAGACTTTGGGTCTTGAAATGGAACAAAGTGTCCCAGGTTATTTAGTGATTTAACTATATTCTCTCCCGCATATCCATACCCATTTTTGTTTTTTAGGTTAGCAATTACTGTGGAAAACGATATATTCATACACTCTTTCTGGTCAACTGGCTTGACACTCTTTAAAGCACAATGGTACTATTATAGTTCGTTATCTCTAAAGGAGGAAATGCCAATGGAGAAAGTAAAACAAAGACTTAGTGATGTTGTACATAACTGGGCCGCAATAGCAATAATAACATTATTCCTATTTTCCGTCCAGCCTGGACCAACTGCTACTCAGGCTTTAGAAGTAAAAGAAGAAAAAACCGAAATACAACTAAAAAGAGAAATACTAAGTAAGTTCAGCAATGATACTTATGAGCACTCCGAAATGCTTGCACCTGATGATCTAAAAGATCTACTATGGGCTGTGGGTTTTGAAGGAACTGCTTTAAAAACAGCTTGGGCTGTTGCTAGGGTAGAGTCTAACGGGAGACCGCTTGCTCTAAACGACAACAAATCAACTGGAGATAAATCTTACGGAATTTTCCAAATAAATATGCTAGGGCAACTTGGCATAGATAGGAAAGAAAAATTCGACTTAGTTTCAAATAAGGAATTATTTGATCCAGTAACAAACGCAGAGATAACGTATTATATGACTAAAGGCGGAAAAGATTGGTCATCGTGGCCTAACTCAATAGGAAAGGCCAAGGAGTTGATTCCTCAATTCCCTAAAGCTTAAGGAGCATTTTTGCGACAGATACAATATGTATCTCAGTATATAGCTTTATCAGAGGAGAGCCTTGTTCCAAAATTGGAATGTCCAATGGATCAGGGCTCTCTTTTCTGCAATTTAGATTTAGATGATAACATATTCTTGTATTGTATTTCTTGTGATTATAAAAACTTCATAGGAAGCTCTTTTTATGATAAAATTGTATTATTAGTAGATGGAGTTAAAAATGTCTGAAGCGCCAGTAAATCAAAATTTAGAAGATAACCTTCCAATGGTTGATTATATTATGCTACATAGAATATATGATTTGTTAACCCTTATAGCAAATGAGGTTGCTGGTTCTGAGAAGACTTCTAAGATGATTGAATACCATGAGCAAGGATATTTATTAGGTCCAGCCCCTTCTTATACTCCTGAAGGAGAATAAGTGGCAAATTTTGTTAACGACGTACAGTATAGCGATGATTTTTTATTTGAAATATTAGAAACTGTAAACAATGATCCCGCTACAAGTGGACTTTATGATAAAAATCATATTGCATTGTTGCCATTTTATGAGTTAGAGCATGGAATGCGTTTAAAGGATAATACCCTTATAAAAAAAATCTCAACAGATAACAAAGTAAATAGTAAAAGTTTTTATTTTATGCATATTCCAAAAAATTCTGGGCTGTCTCTTCAACAAGAATTAAAACAAAATTTTAAAGGACATCAAACTTTTATAAATCAAATATCATATATTAATGATGAAGATATGTTGAGATCTAAATTGATTTCTGGACATTTTGCATCATATCCTTTTTCTTTATACAAAAAAAATAATTTAAATTTATCTGGAATTACAATGCTTAGGGATCCAGTAGATAGGTGCATTAGTTATTTTATGCATACCTATAATATTTTTAATATTATGTTAAATAGAAAACCTGATTTCCCAACACAAAAAAGCTTTGATAGGTTTTTGTCTGAGCCCAGCAATTTAGATTTTATAACCAACTTTCAATGTAGAAGTATGACATCATCAATAAATTTTGAAGATTCTAACAAGTGGAGCACAGATTATTTATCTAATAAAATAAATAAATTTTCTTTATTCGCTAAAGGTAGTACAACTTCTCATTTTATTGAAAATAATAATAATGGTTCTTTGTGGAAAGAAAAATTAAATAATTTTGCTATAATAGGAACTACAGAAAATAGAACTTTGTTTTTAGACAGACTTTCTAAAATTTTACAAAAATCAAATTATAATGGTAATTTTTTAAATATCAAAAAAAATAAATCTTTATATAGCACGGGAGATATAAAAAAAATGTTAAGCCAAAATCAAATTAAACAGATTATAGATTTAAATAACTATGATTTTGAAATGTATGATTTTTTAATGACGAACAAAGGAGTCTGGGAATGTTAAAAAAAAATTTATACCCATTTTTTAGATTAAGCGCTAGATGGGTCGACCCTAGACATATTCCTATTACAAAAAGAGATGTTAAATCAAAAAATTTAGAAAATAAAATTCCAAAATTATATTTTCCATTAAATAGACATTATGGATTTTTTTTAAATACAGCAAAAGTATATGTAAAAGATATGTTGCGTTATGGAAAATCTTATTCTACCTACAGGGGAAGATATCTAGTAATTTATATTTTTTCTCCACAGGGGGCTTGGGAAATTTTAGCTGCTAAGCAAAAATCTTTTATTAAAGGTCCTTTGTGGGGCAGGGCACGTAGACTTCTTGGCAATGGATTGCTGGTTAGTGAGAATCCAGATCATTTTGTTTTTAGAAGAATGACAATGTCTAGCTTTGATCATAAAAAATTATTAAGCATGTCTAATATAATGTTTAACATAACTAAAAGTAAAATTGATGAATTAAAAAATAACAAAAAAGAAATTGAAATTCGTTCTGAGATAAACTCTTTGGCTTTAGATATTGTTAGTAGGTGCGTCTTTGGAGTTGATGTTCAGCATAACTCTGAGTTAATAAAAGACGAGTTAACTGTGTCGGTAAATGCTATGGATCGAACACAGAATCCATCCTTAACAAGGTTTGAAAATATGAATATCCCTTACTTTAAAAACTTTGTAAACTCAACTGTATTTATGTATGAATTTGTAGAAAAAGTGTATGAAGATAAAATCAAAAGCAATTTAGATGGAGACGACCTGCTATCTATATATATAAACAGCACAGATGAAGATGGTAATAAAATGTCTAAGCATCAAATTTTAGATGAAATGCTTACTGTAATCCTTGCTGGATTTGAATCTACATCAAACACTCTGGTATGGGCTTTGGCTTATCTAAACAGGCATCCAGAAGAATATAATAAATTAATTGAAGAATCTAAGAGTATTTTTAACTCTGGTCTATCCGAAGAAGAGGTGCTACAAAAAATTATTAGCGCCCCCGTTTGTTCTAGTATTTTAAAAGAAACATTAAGACTTTGCCCTCCTATTTGGAATTTGCCTAGAATGGCAAAAGAGGATGTTGAGGTAGATGGAAACTTTATTCCAAAGGGTTCGTTTGTAATTGTAAACCCATATGTTACTCATAGAATACCAGAAATATACCCAAACCCTGAAAAGTTTATACCTTCTAGGTGGGATGGGGATTTTGAAAAAAACTTGCCTTTAGGTGCATATTTCCCGTTTAGTGAAGGTAATAGAAAATGCATTGGGGACCAATTTGCAATGATAGAAATGAAAATAATTCTTTTGGCAATGTCTAACTCATTTAAAATAAAAACTTATGGGAAATTCCCCAGAGGTATAGATAGGGTGACTTATCGTGTTGCAAAACCATTAAGGGCTAAAATAAAAAATCATTGACTTTGGAAAATAATAATTATACAATTGTTTTGTAAGTCGAGCTTAGGCTCCTTACTTAGCTACAATAAGTAGCAAAACCCAATCGGATCCGCCTCTGATTGGGTTTTCTATTTAAATAGGTGTATAATTAATTCATGAGTCCAAGATACTTTGCTAAATTTAGTAACAACCCTGGTGCTGAAAGCAATTGGTATCATTTTGCTGGCGAACATTTTCAGCCAGGCGACCCTGAATATAAAATGTATTTAAAATATAAAATATTCAAATATAGATTAAGAAAACTATTTCGACTTAAATAAGTGCAATTGCAAAAATTGAAGTGCTCGGCGGCGGTAGAGAAGAACATATAATTTTACCCATATAGCCAATGTAAGAGATATACCTCTAAATTGCTCTATAGGGCTTCTGAGAAGGTTTTAGCTATATACCCATACCCATACATGCATAGGGCCTTAAAATGGCTTTAAATCAATTTCTGGAATATATCCTATTATTCTAGTTGACTAAGATATTATATAGACTTATTAATTTTTCTCTGGTGAGTTCTGACCCTATGACAATTAGAACATACTATCTCACATTTAGCTATTTCTAGATCTATTCTTTTCTTAGATAGGGTCACAATGAGTTCTGATACGTTTGCTTGCTTCCGCCCACGCACATGATCAAAATCCATTACGTAATAGGGAAAACTTTCTTTACAATCCATACATGGAGTATTAGATTTTAGGTCCTGAATATATCTGGCTAGATAAGCTTTTTGTTTAGCTATGCTAGTCTTTTCAGACTTCATAGTCTTATTATATATTATGTTCTTTTAATGTATATCTGGGTATTTAGATTTTTTAGCAAACCCCCCCTCCCCCCTAAGTTTAAAAAATCTTCTTAGAAAGACAGGGAGGGCGATTACATCTGGTATATCTGAGTTCCTTAGTGTAACCCCCCAAAACCTTGCCTAGTATAACATTATAAAAATTTTTCTGTCAAATCTGGATCCCTAAGTCTTTTTGCCTATTTTTAATAATTTTAATAAGCGCCTCATATTTGTCATTTACAATAGATAAATCAACCGCCTTTTCAAATTCACTTAATATAATATTATAATTTTTTTCTGTTTTAGAGCTTGGCAAAAATAATTCAACTTTATCCATCCTGTAATTGAATACAATGTTTCTAGATGGAATTTGATTTAAAAAATTAAAATTTTCTACTAGACCCAAAGAATATATTTTATTTATGCTTTCAAAGACTTTTTTTGGATTATTTTCTAGTTGATCAAAAGTATATGTTGTTCTATTATCTATATCTAGCATTAGTGAATCAAGAAACATATTGTATTCATTAGTTTGTCCAATAAAACCTCTTAAAATAGCATCGCTATCTTCGCCCCTTAATGGGGACATTACTATGTTAGAAACAATACAGTCTTTTGGGTTTCTTAAAACAGTAACTGGATTAGGCTGGTTAATATTTTTTTCAACGTTCCAATTTTTTTTAACAACCAAAAAATTGTTTATTGTTAAATTTTGCCTTAAATAAGTAGTTCCAGACCTAGGAAAATTTTTTATGCAAACTAAGGGTTTCGGCCAAAACCCATTTTCCATAAAGTCTACATCATCGTATAAACTTAACTTAGACTTTATCTCTTCTACTTGGCTATTTTTTCCCATCATATCATTTTTATATAAATGTCTGAATGCATGACTTCACCAATGACAAATGCGCTGATAGCCCATTGAGGATTTTCTGATAAAAATTCATTCACAGCAGCAACGACCCCAGTATATTCATTAGTAAAATGATCATATACTATATAATCATTAAATCCTATAACTCCACCTTTATTTAAATGAGCTACGGCAAAACTTAAACAATATTTTACAAAATCAAAATCATGGTTTGCGTCTATGTAAATATAATCATATTTTTTTTTGCTTGCAATTAAATTACTTTCTTTTATGTGAATTGTTTTTTGAATAATTTCAATATTTTTATTATTTTTATATTTATCTTTAATATAAGAATAATGCGTTTTTCTTGTAAATCTTTCCGAGTCTGGGTTGTCATAGTCGTCTGACATGAAATGATCAACTAGTGTGATTTTTTTGGGAAAAAGTGTTTTTATAACCATGTCAGTATATCTCCCCGCCAATACGCCAATTTCTAAATAGGAATCTATTGGATTTTGATCTTTAAGATAGTCTATTTTGTCTGCATATATTTTTGCATTTTTTAGCATGTTGTTAGACAAAGGCACAAATTCTATATATTCTTTATTAGACATTATTACATTATATCAAATAATGATACAATATAACAATGCACCCACTAACACCAAAAGACTATATGCCCAGAAAAGATCTGTTAAAAATAGATAATATAACAGAAATTATAGGAACTGGGACTGATAATATTAAAATAATAGAAAATTTTTTATCCGAAAAAGAAATTTCTACTGCATTAACCTTTTTAAAAAAACACCCAGTTAATGAAAATGCTACCCACTCGTATTCTTTGCAGCAGATACAGGGACACTCATCATCATTAGATGAATTATTTTTTGGAGAAATGATGGGAAGAAAAATGGTCGAGTTAGGACAAAACCTTTATGGGCAACCATTAATAAAAGATAGACCGTTTTTATATGTAACACATCCAACTGGAACATACATCGATCCACATACAGATATACTAGACGTAGACGATCCAGATTACGATACCCCCAGTTTTGATGAACAGGTAAAAGAATTTCCCTATTTATGGAGCGGACACCTATCAATACTTGGCTATCTTAATGACGATTTTGAAGGCGGAGAACTTTATTTTCCAGAACTAGATTATGGTTTTAAGCCAAAAAGGGGTTCAGTTGTGCTATTCCCTGGAAACTTACATTACGTACACGGCGTAGCTCCAATAACAAGTGGAGTTAGATATACAATATCTCAGTGGTGTATATTTAAAAACTTTATATCTAAACCATCCTAAATAAGTGCTAAAAAAGTGCGGCGGAAGTAGAAGACATGTTTGAATCATGTTCTTGCTTAATCTGTATAAATCTATTTGCAGATTTCCTTGTTTGATTTAAAAAGGCATATAAAGCATTTCTATAGTGATCCCCAGTGCCAGATAAAATTAAATTTTCAACATCCCAATATTTTAGTACTGGGTATATAACTTCATCTAAATGAATACTGGGGTCATATATTCCCGCAAAAGCTAAAGCGTTACCCATTTCTCTATATCCTGGAATTTGATGCTGAGGGTAGTCAAATCCTGTAATAACATTGGATATGGCTTCCATGCCAACATCTGGATTTATTTCAAGTGCAGCTTTTACAAGATTTCTATATACCATAAAGTGCAAGTTTTCATCCATTGCAATTCTTGCCATTAAGGCTTCACCAATAGGCTCATTAGTAATTTTTGCGGTATGTTTATGAATAACCCTGGTTCCAAGTTCCTGAATAGTGGTGTATACAATAGTGTGTATCATATCATTTTTATAAGATGGGATTTTAAACCTTTTCCTCATGTGCTCTAGTCTTAAATTTTCTAATTTCTTTGGGTCCAGAACACGAGTCGTAACTATATAATCTCTTAGTGCAATTGAGTGACGATTTTCGTCGGCAGACCACAGATCAACCCATGTTCTCCAAGGCCCATCTTTATCAAATGCATAAGTAAGCTCAGTATGATATGCAGGCAAATTATCTTCTCCCAATAAAGACATCAATAGAGAGTCTTGTACAACTTTACTTAATTTTGACTGAGATTCGTCAAAATCTTTCCCACCCATTCTGGAGAAATTGCTTCCGAGATCCCAAGGAATATACTCATGTGGATACCACATTTTAGAAACAGAGTTATGCCTATTCATTTCATTTTCAACAACTGGTTCTAGTTGCCTTGTAATATCAAGAATTAATTTAGCACTATTCATTAATTTCAGTCACCTTAAAATTATCCCAAACAACAAATGAAGTTAGAGGTCTTACCTTTTTGTCTTTACTAGGCTGATGATGGTTCCAATAAGAAATTTCTTGTTTATTGGCAGTTTCTATGGCTTCCTCTTCACTGTTTGCCATAACATCTATTTCAAAATATTCTTCTACCTTATGAAAGACTTTATACGCCTTGCTACCTTTTCCAAATTTTTTATTAGGCTCCACTAAAAATGTATATTCCCAAAATTCTCCATTTAAAACCTTAAATCTAACGCCCCGTTTAAAAATTATAGACGCACCAGCGCATAAGTCATGAACTGGACCATACTCCTCTGGGAAATCCACCGTAAAAAAATTTTTTCTGGCAACCAAAGCTTTTACGTAAAAAGGATCTTTACTATCACTCCCATACATAAACTTACTTAATACAGTTTGATGTATTTTTTTTTCAATATCTAAATAATTTTCCAAGTTTAATGCGCCAAATGTATTAATATTTGTTACTATAACTGAGGGCTTTTTATCATCCATTAATAAAGTATATCATTATATAATCCTAGTCGACTAATATATTCATATTTACCAAAATGTTAATAATATTTTATTATGTATGATACACACATTTAAAATGTCCGATTTGTCCAGATAGAGCGACCATATGTGAGGAGTATCACACGATTATTGAAAATATCTTCATGATTTTTGCGACACGCCGAGCCATAACCCCTAAAATGTCAGTCCCCCATGTTAGGATTATAGTATAACAAAATAAAGAATTAGAGCGTGAGCCTAGCAAATAATCCCGAAAGGGTGAGCCTAGCAAATAACCGCTCAACCTAACGAAAGGAAATAAAATGAACGATTACCTAGATTACCTAGATGATATCTACGAGGAATTAGTAGATGAGTTTGGACATGAGGCAGAAGCCGAGTGTGTCCATAATCACACCGCTAAATAAAGCGTGTCGTGTTGATAATGTCAGTCAGTAATGATAGTCTTACCTTAATGAACAACCTAACGAAAGAAGGACAGAAAATGGATAAACTAAACGAGGCACTAGAAGCCTTACAACAAGCAAACAAAGTGTTTGCTGAAATGTTCGACATAGACGAGAGCGAGGCTAACTAATGTTATTTTTTGATTGGGTAGAGGATTATCCTCACATTGTTTTGCCTATCGTGTTAGGCACGATAACTATAATTGCTATTGTCGGTGCTATTGTTAGTGGAGGTAATAACTAATGAAACTAACCTACTCAATTTGGCAAGGCTCTTTACAAAAGGGCACACTAACCGCTAAGAGCATTAAAGAAATTACTGCTCTAGTTAATGAATTAAACGAGGCAAACCCTCCGTTAAAATTCGAATACCTAATACACAAGATAGAGCAGGTGAATAACTAATGATGACTAAATGGGACACTATCCAAGCGGACATAGCAGACGCTTACACCTACTTAGACGAGGCGGAGGTATTGGATAAACACAATACAGAAGCCCTATTTGATGAGGACATGATTAGCATGGACGAGGTAATTGAAAATGAATTAACACTAGATTGGGAGGCATACGAATAATGAACTTAGAATTATTTATAGATAGCGAATACTTTTCTCTATATATTAACGGGCTATGGCCTAATGGTGTCGGTATAGATATCCCGACATGGCTACTAGTTGGCTCTATTGCTTTTATTTATTCTATCGTATTACTTAGGAGAGATAAATGAAATCACAATTCGAAAAGGATTTAGAATTAAAGGAAAGCTTCTGCCAGATGTTAGATGAGATTTATCCTACTTATAAAATCGGAGTATCAACATTCACCGCCAGCGAAATCTTAGAGTGTTGCGATCCGATTGCGTTCTCTATTGGTTTAATTGAGCATGAGGAATATATGCGTGAGGAAGGTCACATAGACTAGACGGCGTGTCGCCTTGACAAAAGGCGGAAGCGCCCACAAAAGCTGTGGGGGCAAAATGTGATTTAAGACACATTTTAAAAAAACCCTGAAATTTGCGGCGTGTCGATTTGACACGATTTTTGTGATTAAGAACACATGACTTGAGCGTCTCAAAATGTGGAATTACTGGCTAGTAGGTAGAGAATTGTCGGTGGCTTCCGCTATAATTGCGGTATAACGAAAGGAAGTGGCTAACAATGGCTAACTTATACACAATACAAGATTTACTAATTGGTAAAATCTATAACTCAAAAACTCTGCGTGGAGAAATTATCTCAGCAGATAAATCAGATATTTTTTATGAAAATGCTGAAGGATATTTGGTTCAGGTTAAATCTGATACTGGTAAATATACTTACCGAAATATAGCAGTTAAGGTTGGTGAGTAAATGGGATACATAGAAATTTTTAGATTAGATGAGCAGGGTGCTGGCTGGGTAGATTTATCTCAAGCCACCCCGCAAGAATTACTAGATTTAGAAATCGGATTATTTCAGGAAGGTGCGCTCTAGGGCGTGTCTATCCCGAAATTGTCGGTGGCTTAGGCTATAATTACATTAACAACAACGAAAGGAAAACTAAAGTGGGAAATATACTAGAAATACTTGCCGTATCTTGTGATGAGTGTGGCGGTGCTGGCTTCATATTTTGGGGCGATGAAAACAATTACGATGTAGAGAGTTGCGATTGCGCTCTAGAAATATGGGGTATCTAATGTATAGACTAGATACTTACTATGATGGCGAATTAGAATATACATTTCAATTCGCTGACGCATTACAAGCCTTTGAGGCTTTCGCAAAATGTTATGATGTTGGATTTGCTAATGAATTCGCAACATATAATTTATCTATGCCAAATGGCAAAATGTATACTAAAAACTTTAATCGGATTGGATTGGTGTCGCAGAAATGATGACCCGTAAAGATTATATTGCTACTGCTGAAATTATGAAATATGTTTCAGATAAAACTCACCCTGCTTTATTTTCTAAAGTAGTTGTGGATTTTGCTTTAATGTTTGCGAAAGATAATCCTAAGTTTGACGCTAACAAATTTTATAGCGCAAGCGGTTATCGTATTCCGCAATTTAATTCTAAATAAACGGCGTGGCGTCTTGACAAAGGCGCCAGCTGCGCCCACAAACCCTGTGGGGGCGTTTTGTGATTTAAGACACATGCACAAAATCCCCTGGATTTTGTGGCGTGTCGATTAGGTAATGTCGTAGGCCTCTGTTATAATTCTTATCCAACCAACGAAAGGTCAACTCATGAACGATATTAACTCATGCTACTGTACTAACTATTCTATTTGCACAATTTGTGCCCGTGGCTATTCTAGCGA